ACAAACTAAAAACTTTTGTACTAAACTAAAAGAAGACATAGTAAAACAAGGTTATAAAGGGCATTCTGTTCAATCTGTAATTAGATTCTGTGAATCTCAAATAGAGGGTTTAGATAATACAATTAGTGGCTCACTAGACGAAATGCAAAAACAATCGGAGGGAGAAGATGATAGACAAGATCACAGAGATTTGTAATGAACTACCTGATGTAGTTAAGGCAGTTATATTTGTATCAGCTATTAGTATCTTTTGGTCATTGGTACTCTAGTGTATCGAAACAAAAAACTATTAGAACTGATGAGAGAACTAGACTGTCAGCATTGTGGTGCGAGTGATGGAACTGTATGTGCCTGTCACTCAAACCAATCTCGGTATGGTAAGGGAATGGGTTTAAAAGCACCTGATTCCCTTGTTGTTGCTCTTTGCCACAGGTGTCATTATGAAATGGATAATGGCAAGAATTTAAGCAAACAAGAACGTAGAGATATGTGGACTGAAGCATATGTCAAAACAATGAGAACATTAATTGAAAGTGAGAGGTTAATTATTAATGATAAAAATTGAGAAAGGTGTTCCTATAGGAGAAAAAGGAGGAAGACCTTGGAAATATAAAGAGTATGTTGATGCTTTTCTTAGCATGAAAGAGGGAGAATCATTCACAGTAAACGATTACAACATTGTGGATTCTGTTAGGAAATACGCATGGAAAAATAATATTCCTGTTAGCTTTAGAACAATATCATCTAAAGAATACAGAATTTGGAGAATATAATGGGTAGATTTTTAACACGATTTGATGCTAAAACATTTGATTTAGAATGTAAAAACCTAGATGGAACTAAGAGATGGTCTGATGAAGACGTTAAAATACTGTATAAAATAGAGGATGCAGAGCCAAAGTCTAATGGAATTGGCGAAACTCACTTCCCTTGGGGTTTGAATCCTAACCTACAATACTATATGATAGAGCAATACAAACTACATGGTGATGACTATTTGAAATCAATAGGCACAAGGGTAGAACAAGAGAGGAAAAAGATAGGTAAGAAACGTGAAAGCTGATCTACTATCACTTCTGACTGCAAAGTCAATGAACTATGAACTCTCTAGTGGTAATCACGATGCAATAACATCTGAAGATATTGCTCACTTTTTGGGGACTAGGGGATTGGACAACAGAGAATACGATTTTCTCATGGCGAAATACACAGACAACAACTATGCTAGATCATTGGTATTCGATGATATCTATGAGGATGTCTGCGATATATTCCTTAAACACATAAACCCAAAAGAAATAAGAGGGGATAAATTTCTAATCAGAAACTTTATTAACTTATCACTCAGAGAAGTCATCTTAACTGTCTGCCCTTTCTGTCAAGGTAGAGGTGTAGTCAAATCTAAGAACAGTATAGACAAGTGCTATCATTGTGAGGGTACAGGGCAATTCATTTATGATGATGATAATCGACCAGAGTTTCTAGGTATGGATAAAAAAGATTATATGGAATTTAAAAAACCCTACATGGAAACATTAGAGTTTGTAAAGAACATTGAGATTAATGCACTAGCTAAGATTGGTGATGAATGAAAACTTTAGAATTATTCTGTGGAACTAAAAGTTTTAGCAAGGTTGCTCATCAATGGGGATATGAAACAAAAACATTAGATAATGAGAATCAGTTTGATGCTGACTTTACAATAGATATTATGGACTTCGATGTATCTATGTTAGATGGCTATAAACCTGATATTATTTGGGCGAGTCCACCTTGTCAAAAATTTAGTGTAGCTAGTTTTTCTGCTCATTGGTTTCCAAATAGAGTTCCTAAAAACGAGAATACAGTCAAAGCTATGGACATGGTAAAGAAAACAGTAAAAATTATACAAGAACTAAAACCAAAATACTTTTATATAGAGAACCCAAGAGCCATGTTAAGAAAGTTAGACCTAATACCTTATCCACATACAACAGTAACTTATTGTCAGTATGGTTTTTAGAATATGAAACCTACAGATATATGGAGTAATAATAATGAGTGGCAATTGGTAGCAAAGAAATGTAAAAATGGTATGCCTTGTCATGAACCTGCACCAAGAGGATCGAAAACAGGAACACAAGGTATAAAAAATGCTACCCTTAGAGGTGCAATTCCACCAAAACTTATAGAAGAAATATTACAATACAGTAAATGAACAAATTAAAATGGACTAGCTCACTCATCCTCTCATGTGGGTTAGTCTTAACATCATTTAATTACTATCCAATAAATCTTTATGTGCAGTTTTTAGGTGTGTTAGGTTGGTTGGTTGTCGGAATCAAAACTAAAGATCATCCGATTTCTTTTGTGAATGGAGTTGGATTGGCAATTTTAGGTTCTGGTATAATTTACTCGACTCTGTAGCCCAATAAAATCAAGGGGTTTGCATTACTATCAAATATATGGTACAATGGTATATCTCCAATAGCGAGGGGAGTGGGAGAAAGGAGTAGCGATCCGAGTACAGAACCTCATACTAGGGAGACGCAAGGAGCGATAAGGTTGGTAATGGTCTTTTTAAGAGAGGAAAGTTATATGAAAAATCTTAAAGAGATAATTAGCAAAAAAGTTGATCCAGAGGATTACGAAAAATTTGTTAATTCTATCCACCGAAAAATGAAAGAAGAAAGTGATGGCAGATTACCTACATTCAAAGAATGTGTTACTGCTATAAAAAGATTCTATCGTTTGGAGATGGGTAAGGTTTTGCCAAAGAGATACAAGTTCCAAGAGACTTCAGGTAATAGACATACTTGGTGTCGGAATGGTGTCTGGAAGATTAATATAAACAGAAAATCTGCTTATAGTAGTTTCTCTGGTTGGGAAGATATTATTCATTCAGCTTGTCATTGGATTGAGTATCGTAAATATGGATCTAGTGCTAAGATACATAATCTTAATTCATTTAGAATGGAAAAAAGATTTGTTGAATATGCTTATAATAATAAGTGGCATTTAGGTTCTCTGGTAAAACAAACCAAACCGAAAGTAGAGATCAGTAAAGATGCTCAGATGATTGATAGACTCAAAAAGAATATATCTTCTTGGGAAACTAAAATAAAAAGGGCAGAGACTTATATCAATAAGTATTCTAAGAAATTAAAATACTACGAGAAAAAAGTTGCTGAAGGTGTTGTTGCTAAACCAAGACCAAAAGGATATAAGATAGAATCTTATAAAAAGAAAGTCGAAAGTTTATTAAAACAATATCCTGAATTTAGTTTGCGTGAAGACTGTGCATGGGAAGATAAAATTTTTCCCATACAGGTTTACAGCGATAAACTAGATAATATTGATGGACAAGAATGGTGTGGAGCAGATCACGAATGTCATACTTGGAAACAAGTTTATAACGAAATCGTTGCTTACATTAAATAATTAACCGATCACTACCGACCTTATCGTTTTTAGGTTAATCCTTGTAAAAAAAGTAGCCCTAGAATCGCCATAATCCAATTTAAATAGGGTAGGTGATACCAATAGTACCCACTAATGCGTAAGTCTATTCTCGTCCATTGTAGAGTCCTTTTCAGGGGTGTCGCCTGATTCATCCTCTGTATTGTCCTGAATCATAGCTAATTTAGGTTTTAGAGCAGGAATCTTGCTAACTAGACCTTGTAATTCTTCTATTAACTCAGCATCACTCTTTTGTGTAGCTTTATCTACATTCAGATTTATATTCTGAGAACTAAAACCACCCATCTCTAAAACTAATTTTGCTGTGTTGAGTCTGACTGCATCTTGTTCTGATCTAAGTAAGTCTTGTAGGACTGTAATAGCTAGTCCAGATGTAGATGTGATTCTGTCTTCGTTCTTCTCTCTGATTTCATGAGCATATTTCTTTTTAAGATATGAACCCATTTGTGTTGGATTGGATGTCCATCCTGCTTTCTTAGCTGATTGTGTTGCATTACCTGCTGTCTCTCCCTCTAGGTAATAATCTATAAATTTTTGTTCGTCTTCTTTACTTATCTTTCTGGGCATCTGCGTTCTCCAATAACCATATCTTTAATTTATTTACTGTCTCTTTAGGTAGAGGTAAGTCTTTTCTATATTTAATCCAAGACTTATCCAATACGAGACTCCCATCTATATCTACTTGTGTATCACTTCCTGAGATGTGACTTACAAGTGTTATAGTTTTG